GAACTACCTTTCTTTTTAATGGTAGGCGTAATGTTTTTAAGCCCTTTAGTTTTTAACTCTGATATAAGACGTGGCTCACTGTTGTCGCAAACTATCAGATTGTTTCCTGCATACCTTCTGCACATCTCAAATATATTAGACGTAGATAGTCCTGCTTTGTAGAAGTGTTCTTTTATCCAGATAGTCTTTCGTAGCTTATCTACCGCAACTTCAGTTAAACTTGAGGGGTCTACCGAAAATCCGAAATCAAGTCCAAAGATGGTGTCATACTCGTTATTGAAATCGCCAATCTCCCAATCAGTAAATACAACTCCCTCTGCCTTCTCAAGCCATCCACCTAATATCTGGTGCTTGTACTTCTCTGGTCTCCTTTGGCGCATTACCTCTACTTGCTCTACAAATGATGGAGATAAATGTTTAATGTTGTCAAGGTATGTAGTGTGAATGTAGCTTACGTTCTCTTTAACGCCATTATAACCGTCTGTAATGCCTCTATTCTCAAAAAACCTCTCATATATCCAATGCTGTTTAGTTGTGGGGTTTAGAATCAATATACAACGGTTTTGAGTATTCATTGCTCTAACCGAGTAATCAATCTTCTCAAACGATTCCTCGTCTGTAAGTTCTTCTGCTTCATCCAATACAAATGTAGTTACACCTTGAATAGATTTTAGCTTCGCTGTTTGGTCTCCACTTGCAGTCTTAATACCACTAAACAATATACTACTTCCCGTAAGGTTGTTTATGATTTCGTTCTTTGTGATAGTAAAGTTCTCTGCAATACCCATCAGTTCCAGCTTCTCTATAAACTCTGGTATAATAGACATAGATGCTGAAGTCATTGTGTATCGAGTAAACAGTATGCGGTGTCCTTTCTCGTATGTAAGCAACACCAGAAATGTATTTACGCCAAACGATTTACCACTACCTCTACCACCTGTAATTACAAAGTACCTACTTGGGTCTTTGAACAGCGGATTGTATTTAGGATTCAGATTTACTTTCTTCATCTTTTATTTCAGTAGCTTCGATATCAATAGTTTCTTCTGGTTGTAGGAAAGATATTACAGGAATGTGAACCTCTTGCTTTACGTTAATATCCTTTTGCTCTTTTGGTTTACCATACTTGTATTCCCACAGTAGGCGCAAGTGTGCAAAGGATTCTTTACTCATTTCGGCAAGTGCTTCCCACGCTTTCTTCTCACTTCCAAAGGCACGCTTCATTGAACCCAGCGCAAAGTTCTTAATGTCCGCTTCTTTAGCTTTAGGCTTCCTCCCCTGCCCTCTGGATACTCCCTTTACAGCACCGTTATTTCTGCGCCCATCTGAATAGGGAACGTGTGGCTTCTTCTCTTTCGGCTCTGGCTTTGGCTTAATTGGTATTCCTAACTCCTTTTTCTTCTCGTCTGATATTAGACTTCTCTTCTTTGGTCTTGGCATGTTTAAATAATAAAGTTCAAAGTAATCCGTTTAATTTACTGATTTACAATCCACAATATCCACTATCACATTCATTAAAGTCGTCATCAAATAGTTCTGCTTGTTTATTCCAATTCTTTATGTCGTTATATGATAAGTTCTTGTCTTTATACCATACGTCTTTATTGTGTTTAATTCTTTCTTGCTCTGCAAACCATTGTATTTTATTAGGGTGCTTATCCCACATCTTACGTATCAGTAATGGGTTTTTATGAAAACATCCTACACAGTTATTCATCCAAGCAAATCGAACGGGTTTATCTTTCCAAAACTCCTCTATATGGTCTTTGAATATGTTGTCGCTTATTAAGGGATATACAGGTTTTTGCCATTCAATTATACCCCACTTGTTTCTTGTCTTTCTTTTACCAACAATAGCTTTCATTTCTAAAAAACCATTATCATTTGTTTTCTCTGTTGTTCTCTTTGCTCTATGTTTTTCGTTTGCCCGAAAACCTAACCTAAATTCGCAAGGTGTATTTAATTCATTTCTCCACCAATCAAACATAGGTTGCATTTTCATCTGTGTGGTGCAATACCTCCGTAATGGGTCTGGTAAAGTTCCAGCACTACCTAAAACATCATCAAAAGTCTTTCCTGTTACCCAAGTAATCTTTCTACCTATATACTGTTCAAGGTCAAGCATAGTATGTATTATAGTGTCATCTTCCAACGTGCCTATGAATGGTGCTTGTATTCTGTCCTCTACTTCTTGTCTTAATTTCTTGTCAGGATAAATACAGTTTTTGTCATCAGTTCTTACTAATGCAAACACATCATAATCAGCAGGATAATTAGCTGCTATGTAACTTGATGTTTTACCGCCCGATAAACTATTTACTGTTTTCATTGATTGTAATATCTATTCATCAAGGTATCAATCTGCCTGTTGTAATACATGATTACCTCATCGTTGTCCTCCTTCTCTTTCGCCAGTCTTAACTGGTCTTTGAAGTACGACATTGATTTTACAAATGTTTCTGCTTGTATTTCCATTGTTTTATATTTTATGCCTTACTCACAAGGGTGCAATAAACATCCCTATATTTATAACTTGCTTTCAGGCATATTGTTTTAATATATTGAACCACTTATTCCTTCTGAACAATGGTAAACTTTTGTTTGTTGGTTTCTCGGTTGAATTGCTTTTGGGCGTAAATACTCAACCTCTTTCTTCAGTTCAGCTATCTCGTCTTGAAGTTCTTTCATCTTGTATTTCAGCATCGTGTTCTTGTCTTTAAGTTTTTCCTCCTCTGGTATTTCAATGATGCCATCTATAACATTCATAACTCTATTGAAGGAAGAACGAAACATCTTGTCTTGTTCGTAATCTCTATCAAACATTTTAGTTTGGTGTAGAACAGTAGCGTGGTCTTGTTTTAGCTTTAGCGTTGCACCAATAGCTTGTAAAGACATTTTTGTGTGTAGCTTCAATATACTGTAATACATTCTTCTTGCGTGTACCACTTTCCTTTTTCTTGTGGTGTTATCTAAACTAACGCCAGTTTCTTTCTCTATTATATCTCTAACTCTCTTTATATCTGTGTCCATCTAATTCTTTTTTATATTCGTTATATGCTTCCATTGCGCCTTGTATGCACTCATATTGCTCGGTGTCCTTGAAGTACTCCATTAGATACTTAACTTCACTTATAAGCAACATACCTTCTCTTAAAGATAGTAGTACATCTTCTCGGCACTCCTCTTTACTTTGGTGGAAACTCATTTTTATTATCTTTTGGCAACTTCTCGATTATAGCTTGGGTCATAGCATATATTGTTGTAACTGCTTTTTCCAATGCCTCAATCCTTTGCTGTTGCGTTAGCTTTTTTTTTCTCATAGCGTACCATTTATAGTGTACTGGTGTAAATCTAAACCACCTGCAATCCATTTATTATAAACGCCTACTGCATTATCGACAAACTCCTCTCCATCCAAGTAGAAGTCCTCGCTTACGTTATAGATACCAATATCTTTAGTGTCCTTACATATACATAAAAATACAAAATCTTTGTAATTTATGCCGAATAAATTGCAATAAATGTACACTTGACTTGCATAACCATACTTGCGTGCATTGTAAGGGAAGCTACCTTCTGCAAGACCACTTGTGCTTTTCAGGTCAACAATCATTTCTCCTCTGTTTAAAGCATCTGCCTTTGCTCTAAAAGGAATATTCATTATATTTCCGATAGCAGGTTGCTCGTATTCCAAACCTTCTATAAGTTGAACCGCATCGCTATTGGAATATATCGCATCAGCAAGTCGCATGGTTTCGTCATATTCCTTTTGCAAGAACGTCATTGGATTGTCGCTAAACGCCTCCTTGTATATCTTGGTGTTCTTTGTACTTGCATCAACAAAGTTAAGTTGACCGAACTTCTCAATCTCAAACACCGCAAGATGCAGAAGCCATCCTAATGTCATAGCACCTGTTCTCTTGTTTACAAACTTTAACGAGTTGTCGTATGCTTTAGGAGACTTGTTAAGTAACTTAACACTACTACTGCTCAAGGCGTTCTTACCTAAATACTCATAGTAGAACTCATCATTCTCCATTTGCTTTAAGATAGAATCTTTATCCCAAAACTTGCCATCTAATGTAACTATCTGATTACTCATCTTTCATAAATTGCAAAGGGTGGAAATCCATAAACACTTTGTTTAAAGCATCTGTTATAGCTGCTCTACGTTGTGTAGCCTTCTCACTATAATAGTGTTCATATTCAGCTTTCTTTTCTTCATACAGGCGTTCTAAACGCTCTCCGAGTTCTATCTGCTGTTGGTCTCTTTGCGCCTGATATTCCTCTTTCCACTTAATGTATTCTTCACTTGATTTTCCCATTATAATTGTTTTATTAGTAACTTAATTAACTTCTCTATTTTATTTAACGCCCAACGTAAAGGTGTGTCGAGTATATAGTGAATAATCATTAGTACACCTTCAAGCACCCAGAACATGAGCACAAGATGTATTATGAATACTAACTTCAGTAAGGATAGTGGGGATAAAATGAATTTAAGTAATTTGTCCATTCGTTTATTATTTGAAGCAAATATACAAACTATATTTTAATTAACAAAATATAAACAAAAAAAAGAGGCTGCCGAAGCAACCCCTTAATTATTTAATTTTAAAAATACTAATATGAAAAAAGATGCGTTATGTCAACATCTATGCAAATATAACACTATTTTTTATATATGCAACTATTTTTTTGGATTAAATTGTTCTTTAAATATCTTGTAGCATACAGCAAGTCGCTGGTCTCCATCCTTAAACTCTTGTATCATCTTGGCATTACCTACGCATCTGATTATGAAGTCTTTTTGATTCTCGTATTTCTTTGGTCTTATTAGTGGCATATTATAGTAATATATATATTTTAAATTGTTTTATCTGTTAAATTTGTTATGTATTTTTTGTAGCTTCTGCTTTACAGGTTTGAAACAACTGCTACAACTTGTGGGTTGCAGTTTATCATTGAAGATACGATTATAAACAGAATAAACCTCTTTAACCATACTACCGCTAATTGTGTTTCTTGACTTCTCAAAAAGCCATTCAATGATGTCCAGTTCTTCATCTGTTGGTGCATTGTATTTTCCATAAGGGAATAAATCGTTTAGTAATTCCTGTCTCTTATCGCAACCGCAATCCTCTCCTAAAACTGCTTTAGCTAATTTATCTACGCCAGTCTTACGAAACACTTTCTCTACGGTGTCTCCAAGTCCAGTTGACTTAATCTCTTGCGAACTCTTTTCTGATTGCTTCTTTGGCATTTTTTAGTGTGTTAAATATACTGCTTAAACTTATCTTGGTTTCTTTTGCAATGTGCCTCATAGACATACCTTTATGATAGTACAGATTAAAGATACCCCTGTCATACCAGTACCAATCCTCAACCAAGTTCTCAACTCTTTCAAATACTGCTTCCGCTTCTTTTTTTTCTTCGATATAATCCAAGCTATTCTCATACATTCCTTTAAAATTATCATCCGTAATCGAATCTGTTGAATGTACGATAGGATTCTTCTTGCGACTTGTGTGAATGTTTGCATAATATAAGTTTCTTAACGTAATGTAAATATAAAAGGTGTTGACTTCTGTATCATTGTACATAATTTTTTGAGGGTCTTTAACATAGTCAAATATCCTAATAAACATCTCTTGCACAAGTTCTTTCGCTTGTTCTTTGGATATCTTAAAAGAATACGCCATGTTGAACCAATCATCATATTTATTTGCGAGTTTTTGTAGCAACTCCTCTTTCGTCAACATAATCAATTACGTTTAAAATTTGCTCAAGTGAATTACAAACAGCATAATTACCTTGCCACTTCTCTTGAAATTCTACTTCGTCTGGTGTTAATTTCTGTTGACTCTTTGTTTTGTTTCCGTCTTTTAATTCAATCATAAAGTTATCGTTTCGATATCCTAATATCAAATCAGGCGCACCCTTACCAAGTTGGTGTGTATGCAGTACAGATATATCTAACTTTCTTAACTGTTTCACTACTTCTTTTTGATTAGCATCTACTCTTGCTTTTTTCCGCATCTTTGAACATCTATATCATTAAAGGGACTATACCCTTCAAAGTAATATCTCTGTTCTTTTATGTTAAATTCGATATTATCAACCTCTTGTGGAATACCTACTAACTTTTGTTTCTTAATCTTTTGTGAGCCAAATATAACACTTGTATTCGAGAAATCCAAAGCACGATAAGGTCTCCATACAAACATCACATTATCAGCTTTGTCTGAAAACGTACCTCCACCCTTAATACGATTCACATCAGGTTTGTAATATCTACCGCCTTCATCTTTTTGTGGTGTTACTTGGTGTGCAACTAAATTTACAGATATTTTATTATCAACTGCAAATCGTTTTAACTCACTCATAAATCTACTAATGTACAAATCCTCTCGTTCTCCTCTACCCATTTTATGTTGTACTGTATTGTACGGGTCAATGATTAAAGAACGAATACCTTTTGTCTTAACAAGAAACTTTGCACGTTCAAATATGCTGTCCAAGTTAAAATTCTTTTTAGGATATATTAAGAAGAAATGTCTCTTAACAAATTTAATTGCTTCAAGATATTCATCTTTTGTCATCTGATTATTTTTGTAGTATGGGTCAGAACTTTTACCAATATACATCTCAACCAAGTCATTGAAAAAGTCTTTCATCGGCATATTTTCAGGACTAAATACGCCAAACTTCCAGCCATCATGATATGCTTTAATAGTAGAAAGCTGATTCAAGAATAATGATTTACCTTCATTTTGATACCCTGTCCAGATATTAACTTCTCCACTACGCCAAGTCCAAGCATTATCTACCTGTGGAATGTAAGTTGTAGTACCTCTTTCTTGACCATTCTCAAAACCATCAAGCATTGATTCAATTACATCATCAACTTCAAATACACCCTCTACTTTAGGCGTTAAAGCGTTTTTAAGGCGGTTTCGGAGACTTTCTGTGCCTTCGGCTACCAAGACCTCATTTGCATCCTTAAAAGGTCTTAAATCGACTATTCTGCACTTTTCAGCACCAAAACGTCTAATGAGTTCTTGTTGCAAGTTGCGACCATTATCGTCATTATCTGTTGCAATATAAATAGCTGACGCCTCATCGAAAATATCATAGCAAGTAGTAAGACACTCAAGTTTCTTGTCAATAGATTTATCTCCTACGTTTGGCGCACCCATATTAACAGAAGTGTGCCATTTAACACCTGCTACCTCCCAACTTAATGAATCAATCTCTCCTTCACATATTACAATCTTCTCTTTACCTTTTACACCATCGTAATTGTATATGATTGGCTTGGCGTCTTTAGCTTGTGCAAAGAATTTACCATCGACACCACGCCTCTTATAGTTAATAAATTCGCCATTCTTAATATAAGGAAAATATACATCTCTGTCATTATTTGACGATAATATTTTGTTTCTACCTATAACATCATCAGTTATGCCTCTATCATTAAGAAACTTACGACCCTTTTTGGTCAAGTCTTTCATATTACTCTTATTGGGTCTTGTGTATTCTCTCATTCTCTCAAACTTCTTTACTGTTCCTTTCCAACTACACTTGTGGCAATTATAAATGCCTCTTTCGGTGTTTATTGACAAACAAGTGTCTTTCCAATGCTCTTTACCTAACTTCTTGCAATTAGGACACCGCACCTTTTGTTCACCACTAATATTCTTAACTTCAACGCCAATGTTAATAAATTCCTGTAAATACATTTTGTTGTTTCATTTTTATTTTGTTTTTTTTACAATTATATAACATGTTACGTATTATAACATGTATCGTATATAACATGAGTATTAATGATTTATAAGATGATACATATTAAGGTAATAAATATTATGAATCATATCGTAACATGTTACGAAAGGAATTGAGGATTGATGTAAATTCTACGTTGTTTACCATCAAAACCTAAACTCTTTGTCTCACGTCTAATACAGGCGTTCTGCTCAAGTCTATTTAAAATTCTATATAAAGTCCTGTCCTTTAGCGTTAAAGTCTCGCAAATGTGCTTATTTGAAGCGAAACAGTACCCTTTGTCTTTAGACAATGACTTGATATAAGAAAATACAGCTTTTTCTGTAAATGAAAGTTTACCTAAACCTTGCATATCTACTTTTATATAATTAGTTTTCATAGCAAAAAAAAAAGGGGTCTTTCGACCCCTCTCATATTTAGAAAGCAAAGTCATCGTCTGCGACTTTAACTGGCTCTGCCTTTGATTGGTTATTGTTGTTCGAGGTTGGTTGCCACTCATCAATGTAAACACTATGAGTTTTACCGTACTGGTCTGCTTCACGCTTCTTTGAAACGCCTAAACGTAAATAACGCTCTCCGTTATACTCACTCCAAAATTCTTTAACTTTGGATTCTGCGATAGAGATATTTACAATCTCCATTCCGTTGGGTGCTTGTCTACCCGTTCCTACATACTTCTTATCTGACATAATTTACTTATTTAATAATTGTTCTACTTTTTTACTTACTTTATATTTCTTGCGAATATCCGCTATGGTAACTCCCTTCTTAAACGCTTTCTTGGCGTTTTCAAACTTTACACCATTATCAGGAAGCCAATCTTTATTGTCATCCTCTTTAGGTTCAATGTTCTTCTTGGTGTTATCAAGAGTGTCATTGTCCTTTGTATCATCTATTAGAAATAAACCATTCAAGGCGTATTTACGTGCATAAGATGATGAAGTTCCAAATGATTGCGCTATATCCATACCCTTTTTATTAGGTTCGATACCAGCTTGTGCTTTCACTTCTACTACACCATCCATATTCTTAAATTGAGCAGTTGCTTCAACATAAGATATTCCATTGTCCATCTCTACCACTTTATCCGATAAATTAAGAACAACATTGTGTTCTACAAGTAGAGGTTTTAATCCCTCTAATATATCCTCACAACTTCTGTATTTGTATTTACCAAAACCATTAAATTGATTTTTAGGTGCTTTCAGTCTCCCCTGAATGTCAACCAGTTTTTCATAAATATTCATAGGGCAAATATATAAATTCCAACTGACACTACAAAATAATATCGAAATTATTGAAGTTTTCTTTGTATTCGCCACTTAAATTTAAGCTGTATGTTCTTTGACCTATGTTTTTTAAAACAAAGAAGCCATCAAGTTTTTCATGCCATACAGCAAAGTAGTCAACATCCTCATGTCTATAATGACTTGCATTAGATGGCTTTAGAAGCAACCTTCTGTGTTCAGATATATATTTAATTTGAATCTTAAATACACCTCCATCCTTCTCTAATATACAATCATAAGGGGAAGAATCTAAAAGTGGCATAGACACGTTAAATCCATTTTCAATAGCTATTGTAGCGAACTTGTATTCTGCAAAGCAGCCTTTTTGATTTGCGTTCATTCAACTAATATACAAAAAAGTGGCAACCTAAAAAGATTACCACTTCATGAAACAAAATAAAACAAATGAAAAACAGGGATAATCCTGACACGAAACAAATATACCCTATTAAATTCATAAAAGGGTATTGAATTTATAGAAGTTATTAACGACCTTGCCCTCTATATTTTTTCTTATAACCTTTTTGACCTACTGAAGCATTTTTTGAATGTACGTTTGGTCGCTTGGTTTTAGCGTTTGGCGTAAAGTTACTTATTATCTTCTTTGCCATTCTTTTTGCTTTTTTCCCAAGTTCTTCCAACAAAATACGCACCATAGACCGTAATGAGTAATGTTTGAAAAATAGGGATATATTCTTTCTGTATTCTGAACTCTCCAATGTTTCCATCGGTAAATGCCAGTGAGGTAAACATAACTGTAAGAAAGACCAAAGTAAGCGGTCTAATATTCTTTGACAACCAGCTATCACTCTGCATATCAAACTTCCAGCGTTCTGTAACTTGTTGTTGCGCATCTTTATCAGCTTCTTCTAATAGTTCTTGTATCTTTTGCTTGGCTTGTAGGCGTTCTTCTTCAGTAGTTGTTAGTTTATCTATAACACCACCTATATCTTTTATTAAACCGCCTGTAATTAGTTTTAGTAGCTTTTTCATTAGTAAGTCCAAATTACGTTTTTATCTTTGTCTGGGTCAATATCTATGTGTATAAAATTATCAGCAATACCAATTCGATTTATACCAACTTCAAACAAGGCGTTTAACAACTTAAAACGCATCCTTGAGTGGCGTACAGCTATATCTACTGCTAACCCGTTTAGATGGCTACTTTGCTCTTTACCACCAACAGCTTCATTATGAGCAGATGTCCTGAAACCAGAAGTGATAATTATAGATTCCCCTACAATCCCTCTTACTTCATCTAACATCTCAAGCAATGTCTTATCCATTAATTGACCGCTACCTTGTACGTCAGGACTATCAAACTCGCTGTAATTAAAGTACCTCACTTTTTCTTTTTAATTTCATACCACTTCTGAATTGTATATCCAATCGAAACCACAAGCAGTAATATTTTAAGACCATCCTCTACAATGTTAAAAGTGCTTACGGTCATTGCCGATATGTTAAGTATATATACCCTCAAAGTAGTTAAGTCCATAATTAACTTTTAAAAGACCACCCTGCAAAAGTGTGGACACCGTTACCTTCTACGTCTATTTCTTTAGAAATCCACCCGTATGGATAGTCAATTTCCTCGTTGCCTTCTTCATCAGTTTCAGTAATCTCTGATGCTTTCCATAGAACATCAACAGAGTACATATCTGCAAGTACAGGCGCAGTAAGTTCGTTACCTTCCTCATCGTATGTACCCTCTACTTGTACTACGTTGCCTAACTTAACAACAGTGTGGCTGTGTGATGGGTGTTCGTTCCCGTCCTCGTCTTCTTGGTGTGGTAGAGCAGCTATTCTTGTTTCTGCTAACTCTTGAGTTTCAAACTCGTACTTCTTAAATATATATTTCATTGTATTAAATTAACTTGTTAATGCTGTTAGTTCTGTTGGTGTTAATGCGGTGTTGTAAATTTTACAATCCTTTATCTTTCCGTAAAAAATGTTATTTGATAAATTGTGGTTACCAAAGCTAATTTTACTTAAATTATCTCCTAAAACATTGTTAATTGTACGAGAATTTACTTGCGTACCGTTTACATATGTGTAACCGTTTGACCCATCAAAAGAGGCTGCAAACTTATTATTTTGAGTAATATCTAAACCTGAAGTTGAACCACTAAAATTTGTTGTGCCGAGAGATGAAATTGTAAACGCATTAAGTTGATTACCAGTATTAAATTTCATTACAAACCTATCTGCACCACTCCCATTGTTTATAGTTATTTCTTTGTTTATGCCGTCACTTCCAAGTGCTTCTACTTCAAAATAAAAAGCCATTCCTTGCCTATTAAACAAACTTGTAAGCATATTATCTTGCACTAAAGTTTCCCCATTTCTTGTTACTGCACTTCCTTGTGTTGGTATTGGGGTTGTAGCGTAGCTTCCCTGCTCAAGCTGTAAACCCCATACAAGTATTTCTGCTGCATCTTCGCATTTTATTTGAACCCTACCTGAAGTTGTAGAAGATGTTACCGTAAAAGACAATCTCTGCCATTCACTTGTAAGTGTAGAATTGAATGTTGAACCTGTAATTCCACCACCATTTAACCCATCTAATCCCTTAAAGGCATTATCGAGGTCGCTTAATGTACCACTTTTTAACTTGAAGTACCCTGAAACTGTATATGATTGACCCGAAAAAATTGTTATACCCGCCTGTTGTATAAGTTCATTTGCACTTCCTGTCGTAGTGATTAAAGTGGCATTGGTACTACCATCAGGCGAAACACTGTCATTTGCAGTAATAGAAGCACCACTAAAAGCACTAAAACTTGCACCTGTATAATCTGTTATATCGTTTTTTCTACTCGGTTCAAGCAGCAAATGACCTTTAGTGTTGTTTAGAAAGTCAATTCTTGGTTCGTCAATGCCTACTGTTTCTATTAAACCTTGCTTATTTACCCTTGTTGCGCTTGACGCTCTGTCAAAGTCAAAAGGTAAGGGTTTGTAGTTGTCGTTTTCGGCATTATACGCAAGTAGCTTATCTATCTTTTGCGCCCAACTGCCATTTCCTAAATTAAATGTATTTGCCATTATTCTATTATATATAATTGTTGTGTAGCCATTTCGTTAAAACTCCTATAACCTT